CATTTAGAAGAAATAGATAAGCAATTAGATAAAATTGCACAAGCAGAAGAAAAACTAGATGCTTTGGATGCTTTTAGAAAGGGAGAAGAATAATGGATCCAATAATAATAATAGGAAAAATACAAAAAAGACTAAAACAAGACTTAGAATTAATTTCAGCCTCAATGTTAGAAGGGGTTGACAATTACGATAATTATAAATATCTAGTAGGACAGGCACGTGCATACAGCACAATCTTACAGGAAATCTCTAACCTGCTAAATGAAAAGGAGCAAAGCGAAAATGAAGGAACAATCATCGATCTCACAAAAAGAGATCCCAAAAACTAGAAACGCACTAGAAGAGAAATACAAAGCGGAAGAATCAGAATCAGAAACAAAAAGATTAGATCCTGAAAGCATAAAGGATATGGTAGATCAACTACCTAATCCATCAGGATATAGAATGTTAGTTTTACCTTTCACACCGAAAGAAAAAACTAAAGGCGGAATTATTTTTTCCCAAGAATCTTTAGACAAAGCAAGAATAGCTACTAACTGTGGTTATGTAATAAAGATGGGTGATCTTTGTTATGCAGATAAAGATAAGTTTAAAGAACCTTGGTGTAAATTAGGAGATTGGGTGATCTTTGCAAGATATGCAGGATCACGTTTACCAATAGAAGGTGGAGAAGTGCGAATACTAAACGATGACGAAGTGTTAGGGACCATAAGTGATCCCGAATCAGTTCTTCATTACATTTAACATAGGAAGGAACTATGCAAGAAGAAGAAAAGAAAACAATTGATGTAGGTGAGGCTGATGAAGTCGCAACTGAAATCGATTTAGAAAAATCAACGGAGCAAACAGAACCCGTTGCAGAAGAGAAAGTTGAAGTTGAACAAGTTGCGGAAGAGAAGCCGTCAACAGAAGAAACTAAAACTGAAGAAACAAAAAGTGAAAAAGATAAAGAGCTAGAAAAATATAGTGATGGCGTTCAAAAACGTATTGCTAAATTAACTAGAAAAATGCGTGAAGCAGAAAGACAAAAAGAAGAAGCTTTAACATATGCTGAAACTGTAAAATCTGAAAGAGATACTTTACAGAACAGATTTATGAAAGCAGATAAATCTTATGTGTCTGAGTTTGAATCTAGAGTGAAAACAAACATGGACGCTGCAAGATCAGCTCTTAGAACAGCTATCGAAGCAGGAGATGTAGATGCTCAAGTAAAAGCACAAGAGCAAATGGCAACTTTAAATGCAGATGCAGTTAGATTAGCTTCTTTAAAATCACAGCAAGAAGAACAACCAAAAAGAGATAAACAAGTTAATGTAAGCCCTTCACAAGCTGAACAACCTGTTAGATCTGATCCTAAAGCAGAAGCTTGGGCAGCTAAAAATAGCTGGTTTGGTAATGATACTGCTATGACTTATACTGCATTCGACATGCATAAAACACTCGTAGAGACGGAAGGGTATGACCCACAATCTGACGAATATTATGAGGAAATTGACAAAAGATTAAGGGTTGAATTTCCAAATAAATTTGATAAGGTAGCGGACAATACTACAGAAAGAGCAAAACCTGCTCAAACTGTAGCTTCAGCAAGACGACCGGCTAGTACAGGTCCCAGAAAAACTGTGAAGCTCACACCATCACAAGTAGCAATCGCTAAAAGATTAGGTGTGCCACTCGAAGAGTACGCAAAACAATTAAACGTGAAGGAAGGAGCGTAATATGGAAGATAAAAAAATAAGAACTTCTCACGCNAGTCAAACAAGAGAAAAGGTCAAAAGACCTACCACTTGGACTCCCCCGTCATCTTTAGATGCACCCCCTGCGCCTGATGGTTATAGGCATAGATGGATAAGAGCCGAGACTATGGGCTTTGATGATACAAAGAACATGTCAGGAAAAATAAGATCTGGTTGGGAGCTTGTAAGAGCTGATAACTATCCAGGTACTGATTATCCTACTATTAAAGAAGGAAAGTATGCAGGAGTCATTGGAGTTGGTGGCCTTGTGCTGGCAAGGATACCTGAAGAGGTTGCGAAAGCGCGTGAAGATTACTTTAGTAGACAAACTAAGGATAAAGACGAAGCTGTAAACAACGACCTTATGAAGGAGCAGCACCCAAGTATGCCTATCAATCAAGATAGGCAGACACGTGTAACCTTTGGTGGTACTAAGAAAAGTTAATCTTTTAACGATTTCTAAATCACTAAAATTTAATAAGGAGAAAAAATATGGCTAACGCTAACACACAAGGATTCGGATTAAGACCGGCAATGAGAGTAGGAAACACTCCTGCTATTCAAGGTCAGTCAAAATACGAGATCGATGCTGGTGAAGCAAATGCTATTTACAATGGAGAAGCAGTTAAAGTTGATATAAGCGCCACAACAGGTGGATATATCGTAACAGCTTCCGCTGGAACTGCTATGGTTGGAGTTTTAAATGGTGTAACATTTACGGATGCTACAACTTTGAAACCAACTTTTAGTAATTTCTACAAAGGCGGAATAACTCCAGCAAATAGTGAAGACATCACTGCATTCGTGAATGATGATCCTTTTCAAGAATACATCATTGCATCAGACGCAACATTGGGAGGCACACTAGCTTTAAGAAAATCCAAAATTGGATTGACTTATTCTACAAGTGGCTCAGCCGGTGACGACACAAATGGAAGATCTTCTGAACAACTTACAATTGGTTCTGCAGCTACAACTGCTAAACAATTAAGAGTAGTTAGAGTAGCAGAAGACCCAGAAAACCAAGATCAAACAGCTGCTAACTGTTCGTTAATTGTAAAAGTTAACTTACATCAGTATCTAGTTGGATCTTTAGCAACAGGCATATAATAGGAGAATAAATTATGGCAATATCACGACAACAACTAGTTAAAGAACTAGAGCCAGGTTTAAATGCTTTATTTGGCCTGGAGTACAAAAGATATGATAATGAACATGCTGAAATCTATGACACAGAAAATTCAGACAGAGCTTTTGAAGAAGAAGTAATGTTATCTGGATTCGGAAACGCACAGATTAAGCCAGAAGGTCAAGGTGTATCATTCGACGATGCGCAAGAAACTTTCACATCTCGTTATCAACACGAAACAATAGCTCTTGCATTCGCTATTACAGAAGAAGCGATCGAAGACAATTTGTATGACAGACTAGCGTCTAGATATACAAAAGCATTAGCAAGATCGATGGCAAACACTAAACAAGTGAAAGCTGCCGCGACTCTTAACAATGCATTCGACGCTAACGTAAAAGGCGGAGACGGCAAAGCATTGTGCGCAGATGACCACCCTACATTAGCGGGAAGTTTTAAAAATGAGTTAGGAACAAGTGCTGACTTAAACGAAACTTCTTTAGAACAATCTATGATTGACATCGCTCAGATGACTGACGAGAGAGGTCTTAAGATTGCTGCTAGAGGATTAAAAATGATCATTCCAAGTGAATTACAATTCACAGCGGAAAGATTAATGAAGTCCCAAGGTAGAGTTGGTACAGCTGACAATGATATCAATGCGATCGCATCAATGGGTATGGTTCCACAAGGATATGTGGTTAACCACTACTTAACTGATACAGATGCATTCTTTATCAAAACAGATGTACCTAACGGTTTGAAGATGTTCGTAAGAGCACCTATCAAAACGGCTATGGAAGGTGACTTCGATACTGGCAACGTAAGATACAAAGCTAGAGAGAGATATTCATTTGGATTCTCAGACCCTAGAGGTATCTTCGGATCACCAGGAGCGTAATCTAAATAATTTAATGGGGCGCCGTAAAAGCGCCCCATTTTCAAGACAAAAGGTAATAACCATGAAGAATTTCAGAGTACAGATAAGAGCGTATGGCTATCATGCAGATTTTCACTTAATGTGTGAAGACAATGATNAAGCCTTTGAAAATACACTTATTGACAAACTAGGGAAAAATGATATAGTCTGGGAAAAAGATGGATTTACTAGTAATTCCAAATTATGGTTAACCTATGAGGAGGTTATAAATGCAGACGCAAATAAGAGACCTTTACAAAGCGAAGAGGGGTCTAGAGACAGAATGGGCGGTGCAACAGCGTGATAACCAAAGATACACTTTGGATATGGTAAGAATCGACAACAAAATAAGAGAAGTTGTCAACGCTATTAAGCTAGAAGAGGCTAAAATAGCAAACCTTACTAATAAAATAGAAGATGCTGCGCCGGAAGTTTCAGTAGCTACTTAGTAAAAAGCTACATTTCAGAAAGATAACTTTCACTACGCAATCTCTTGCACTCTACTAAAAAGAAGAGTATATTTCCAACACTATACAATTAATTAGAATACTGACGAGTATAGTCGACGGCCTAGAGACAGTATTCGTAAACTAGGAGGATATAAACATGGCACAAACACTATTTAGAGGACCAGTTCTGCAAGGTAAATTCAACGAAGCAGGTGTAACTGGATTCAATCTAGAAGACAAACAAGCAAACTACACAGTACAGAATGCTGATACTGGTAAAACTTTNACATCAAAAACTGATGGNATGGTATTTACATTACCAGCAATTACTATTGGAAGAGTATTTACTTTTGTAAATACAGCTAGTGATGGGACTAACGCTTTAACTATAAGCCCAAATGCTAATGATGGTATTTTGTATGATGGATCTTTAACAGATAACAAAGATCTTATTAATACAAAAGCTACATCAAAAGTTGGTGACTTTGTAGTATGTGCATCTTTGAACTCAACAGCTCATTGGACAATTGTTGACGCTCAAGGTGTATTTGCTAAACAAGCATAATAATTAATTAGTGTGGGCTTCGGCCCACACGATTAGGAGAAAAATATGGCAGGTGGCGGTTCATTCGCAAGCGATCAAAAATTTACAACTGCAACAGCAGACGGACGTTTAAAAACTAGGTCTGGTGGTTCAGTTAACATTGGTCCTTGTAGAGTTACATACATACAAGCATCAGGATTTACTAACGTAAAACTTTATGATGCTACAAGTGCTGTTGCAGGAAAATTAGAATTTGAGTCAACATTCGGAAGTGAAGGATTAGATGTTTTTGTACCAGGTAGTGGTATAAGATTTCAAACTACTGTTTTTGCAGATGTAACTGGTACAGGATCATTAACTATAGGATACACAGGATAATGAAATCAGACGTAAAAGCAATTAGAAAAACAGATGCTACATCAGTCTTCGCAGGTAGAACAAGATTAAGAGGAATAATTTTAGCTTCACTTGGATCAGCAGGTTCAGTAACTTTACAAGACGGTAATTCTGTTACACAATTTCAAGTAGATGTTCCAGCTGGAGACGTGTTTTCATATAATTTAGCAGAAGATGGTATTTTGTTTGAGGGCGGCATGACCGTATCAGCAATTTCAAATGCTACTGCAACAATTATATTAGACAAGTAAGGAGATAAATGGCGACGTCAGGAACTACAACGTTCGATCTACCGATCGACGAAATAATCGAAGAAGCATTTGAAAGAACAGGAATGCGTGGTAACCGTACGGGTTATCAATTAAAAAGTGACAAGACGTTCTTTAAACATAATGTTTTCCGAATGGGGAAACAGAGGTGTACATCTTTGGAAAGTAAAACAAGCAACAGTTCCATTAGTAGAAGGTCAAGCAGAATATAATTTTGCAAATGATAATGCTAATTTTCCAGCGGATATAAGTGATGTATTAGAAGCCACTGTAAGAAATAATACTACAGCTACAGCACCAGTTGATACTGCATTAACTAAGATAGATAGATCAGAATACTCTGCATTAGCAAATAAATTATCAAAAGGTACACCATCA